ATTATATCATAAATTTCATTGATATAACACCCCGCTTTTTGCCCTTATTCGCTGAAAAGTTCAGTTTTTAATATCTCCGCAAATCTCACAAAATCCCGCTATTTAGTAACAAATTAGTAACAGATTACATCAGGTCATTGACCCTTGCCTGTACTGCTGCATAATCATAACCTTCTGCGGTGATTCTGTTCTTACGATCAGCACCGTTTCCATACTCACCACGGATGACTGCCCTTGCAATTTCATCAATGGATTTCTTAGGTGTTCCGCAAAGTTCATTGACCTTGTTCTGAACTGCGGTGTAATCATAACCCGCCTGTTCAATGCGGTTCTTTCTGTCCTGACCGTTGCCCCAAGCACCATTGATGACTTCCTGTGCAATTTCATCAACAGATTTCTTTGGTGTAGTGTCTACCCCTAAAATCTCATTGACCTTTGCCTGAACCTCATCATAGTTGTACCCGGCTGCTTCAAGTGCTGCTTTACGATCAGCACCATTGCCATACTTGCCGTTGACAACATCCTGTGCAACTTCATCCACTGACTTTGAAGGTGTCTGCTGTGCAGCACCGTCATATTGTGTAAGGTTGTTATCTCTGATAACACGCATCAGGTTTGTTACATAAGTGCTTGATGTTGCATAGCCATCTGCCTTGATGTTCTCCACATAAGTCTGTGGGTCTGTAACCCCTTTAAGGTTTGCATATCTTGAATAGTTGATGAAATCAAAGTAACCCTTGACACCATCTTCCATAGAATCAAACACACGGAAATTGTCACGAATGTTCGTGTGAACGCCCGGTGTATATTCCTCTGATGTTGCCATGTTGACAGACTTACCAGTCCAAGCACTTCCGCACTTCAAACCAAAATAGTTGTGATATTTGGCAGCAAGGCTTGACTGTCCCCACCCTGATTCAAGAATTGCCTGTGCAATGATCGGACTGTGTACCTTGATACCATACTGTGCAGCATACTTGATGACATAGGCTGCAATCTGTGAAATAAATGTCTGCTTATCCATAATTATTTACCCTCACTTTCTGTCTTTTTCTGTAAAATATCAATAGCCTTGGTGATGACTGCCGGGAGTGGTAACCCCATAAGACCCGCATTTTCCACAAGGGAAATTGTTTCATTGGCAATGAACGCAATGATTACTGCATCCCTGATGTAATTTGTGCCAATGACAAGATCAAGGCGGTACGCAACCAGTACAAAAATCAGAGTCATGCACTTTCTGCAAAGACCTTTCCACCCCGCCTTACTTTCAAGTGAACCTGTGTCTGTCTTGGGACTGTTCTTGAACACCCCCGCAACAATCAGTCCTGAAATATAATCAAGACCCATGAAGATCAGAAGGGTTGTAAGTCCCGCATCCCAACCACCAAAAAAAGATGCGATTGCTGAACCAATCACACCTAATACACTGCAAATAGTCTGTTTCATTTTCTCTGTCCTTTCTGAACATAAAAACAACCGCTTGTGACCTCATATAAGGGTCATATAGCGGTTGTTTTTGTTCCTGTGATAATTTCCTTGTCTGTTGATTACTCTGCTAATTCAGGGCAATCAAGGTCAATCAGAACTTCCTTCACTTTGTCCTTGATTTTCTCAGGTACATCAGCAAAGGTTTTCTTGCCCTTAATGATAAGGGTTGCATAGATCACTGCCATAGATTCCACATCCTTTCTGAATAAAATTTTTATGATGAACTGAAACAACATCAGTTACCACCTTCTGCCAGTTCCGGGTGTCCTTCATCAATAAGCACCTGTTTGACTTCATCCCTGATCTTGTCAGGAACATCATTGATTGACTTCTTACCCTTGATGATAAGTGCTGCATAAATGTTTGCCATATTCTCACCCCTTCCTTATGCCATCATTTCATAGATTTCACACATGGCTTCCTGTGCCTGTGTCATCTGATCTTCCAAAGATGCGTTCCTGTCATCAATCATTTTGATGTATTCATCCTTGGTGTACTGGGTCAGGTCATATTCATAACCAGTGAACCCCGGCTGTTCATCTGTCCCGGCTTCTGTGACCGGGGTGATGTTCTCTGCAATCCAAACTGAATAGTCATCAATGACCTTCTGTTCAGGCTGCTTTGTACTGCGTACTTTTCCGTACTTTTTCATGCTTTTTACCACCTTTCTTGATATGATCTTTATAGTACCTATCAGCATAAGGCTGAATTGGTTCAATATATTTTTCAGACAATCGGCTGCTATCACAATATTTCAACCAACCCTTATAGGAATTGATTGCACACCATTCTGAATAGTTCATTTCCTGACCGCTTTCAATCTTCTTCCTGATTGCGGTCATTTTCCGTTCAAATTCCTGACAGGTGGATTTTCTAAGAAGGGTATCTTTCAAGAAAATCCTGTACCCTACAAAATCAATACCCCGGATGAACGAAGGGAATATCTGATAGTTGCCTTTTATTCTTAATTTCAAATTCTGTATGAAATATTCATTGATTTCTGCAAGTAACTGATGCAGTTCTTCTTTGGTTCTTGCAAAAATACAAATATCATCCATATAACGGTAATAGTGCTTTACCCGCTTAACTTCTTTTATCCAGTGGTCAAAACCTGATAGGAAGAAATTGCCATCATACTGTGAAAAGTAATTCCCTATTGGAATACCGACACCTTCAATGAAGTCCTTGCCGTTTACCTTCACTATCTTGATTTCATTACCACAAGACCGATAAAATTCAATGTTTTCATCCGTTGCCGGACAAGTGCTGATTGAATCAATTACTTCATCAATCAGTTCAAGCAGTTCAGGGTCTTTGTACTTCCGTCTGAACTTCTGTTTTAGTGTTTCGTGGTCAATGGAAGGGTAAAATTTCTTGCAGTCTATTTTCAAGCAATAGGTCATTTCTTCCGGCACGGTATCAACCGCCAACCGTAACTTCTTGTATGCTGCATGAATACCCTTGTTTGGTATTGCTGAATATGTGTCATCAGTGAAATACGCTAATAACTGCGGTTCAATCACCTGTAAAACCGCCCATTGTGCAATTCTGTCAGGGAAGAATGGAAGTTTGTATATTTCCCGTTCCTTCTTGCCGTCCTTTTTCGTAAAAGTGGCATATTCCGAAGTTTTGTATAAATGGTTTTGAAGCATCCATTGCAGACTCGCCAAATAGTAGTATGGTCTTTTCTCAATCTGCTGAACTTCCTTGTACCATCCTTTGCCTTTCTTTGCGTGTTGAAACGCAAGATACAGGTTATCCATTGAACAGATTTTTTCATAAAGATTGCCATACCGTTTCACGCTTGTCTGTTCCCTTCTGTATGCACTGAACCGAACTTTCAACCCGTCAGGTGACGGTCTACTAATACAGCCCATGTATTTTGATGTTTTGCCAAGTGGCACGGTAATCAGTTTTCAGTACATTGATTTATAAGAACACCCCGCCATTTCTGACGGGGTGTTTCAAGTGATATTTGTGCATTTACTAACTGACTGCTGATATTCCGATTACGATTAGAAGAAGCATTATTCAGATTCCAATAGAAAGCACTGGTATTCAAGCCATTATTCCAATTAGCACCTAATTTAGTGACATTGGTTTTTTGTCTTTTTATTGTCTTTCTGCTTGAAAATCGTCATCTTTAGCATCCTGATTACCTAAAATTGTGTGAATTACTGGTTGCCTGTTATGCTGCTACCTTTTTTCGATACACCAACCGACCGCCGACATCCCGACTACGATAAGAAGAAGCATGATGCAGACTCCAAAAGAAAGCACCGGCATCCAAGCCATCACTCCAACCAGCACCCAATCTAGCGACACGCCAACCAGTACCGTTCTGATTCCAACAGTAATCACCAACAGGAAGTGCAGTGTTTCCGTTGAACTCACCCGGTAAGAACAACCAATCAAAATCTTCTGAATAGCAGAAAGCGGAAATATAACCGTTTCCATACTTTGCTGTCATTCCCGTATCTTCATAAGGTGCTGCCTTAATGTCATCAGCAAAACCATGATCTGCAACATAGGTTTCACACTCACCTGTGGTTGCGTTTGCATGGTGATTGATTCCATCAATCCACCACCAAATGTTGCCCCAAAAGTTTTCTTCACCACGATATGACACAATCTGAATACCATTAGCGTTGACAACTGAACCTGATGCATTACCAAGGGTGATTGTTGCACCTGTATTTTCTGTCATGGATGTTTTACCGTCATCAGTCTTTGAAACTGCACCGTTACCAATGACAGACTGCATATTGAAGGTTGCATATTCAATCAGCATAAGCATCTGTGAAGCGGATGCCGTCTGAACAACACCCTGTTCCCAACCAGTACCACGTTTTTCAGCAAGTTTTCTGATATTGCCACGGGTTGCGTTCTGTGTAAGTCCTGACAGCGGTTTTGCATTAGCAATACTGCATAACATATCAGCAGCAAAGTCAGCAACCTGTGAATCATCAAGAATGTACGCTGATGCAGATGCATCCCAAAGTGAACCTTCAAAGGCTGCAAGATATGCAACATCATTTTCCTGACCATTTACAATGAACGCCGGATGAAGTTTGAATCCCACCTTTGGTGTATCTGATACATAGTATCTGATTTTTCTTGTGATTGCCCCCTTGGTTCTCTTTTCAGTTTTAAGCGGTACAACCTTGTAATAAAACTTTGGCTGTTCAACCATTACCTGAACGATTGTCCCGGCACTGAATTTCAGGTTTTCATCAGGTGATTCAGTACCTACCGGGTTACGGTCAACCGCCTGTGTCAGTTTTCCAGTAGTGGAAAATCCGGCTTCACCGTAATATGCAGCAACACGCCCGTCATTGGTAAGGTTGCAACGCTTTCTACCACCAAAGGCATTGATTCCGTCAAATCCTGAACCCGCTGAACGGTTTACTGCTCCGGCAAGTCTTGTGAACTTTTTATTTTCAAAATCCACTTCAACACCATAAATGTCACCGTCTGAATATCCAACAAAGGCTTTCAGATCAGCAATTTCTTTTTCAAGTGCCTGAATGTCACCAACCGTTGCATACGCACCCGGACTGACCGCAAGTGATACGTTGTCAGCGTTTCCTACTGTGGTATATAACTGTAAGTATGCAGCCGATACCGTAACACCGTTATATGGTGGCATATAACAGTTATTTGACTTTTCAATGCAGACTGCATACAGGATTTCACCCTTGTCAGGGTCAACGGCATATAAGCCAAGTGTACGCATATAGTAACCTTCTTTCAGGTCTACATTGGAATATGCTGCATCAATTTTGATTGCAACCTCATTTGTGCGGGTAACCTTGGAAACAAGGGTTGTCTGCTTGATGTTGCTAAGTGCGGTCAATGCCTGTAACTGACTTTCAGTGTACTGGGTACTGGAAGAACATACTTTTGTAAAATCAATGTTTCCTGACCCGGCAATCATCTTTGCCATAAGTGCCTGACCATTGTTTGTGATGTAAAGTTTTGAATACTCTGCCATCTTATCATTCCTTTCTATGTTGTTTTTATCTCAATGAAGTCTACCTGAACAACGCCGGATGCTGCCTTTGCATCCATATCTGCCCGGATTGTTTCATTAAAATCTGTTGAAATGGTTACCATTGCGGTATCTGTTGCCTTACCACCAAAGTTCACTGTACCCTGAACACTCACTGTTTCCTGACTGTCATTTGTGATGTTCAGCATTTCAGTCTGAACGATTCCACCACCAAAGACTGATGAACCGTTCACATCAAACACTTCCCGGAAATCGTTTGTGATGATAAATTCATTGATGAAGCAGATGCCACCACCAAAAAGAACAGCACCTTTGATGTTGCAAGGGATGCTGTTCTTAGATACAACCACAAGATTTTCAGGAATCATTGTGTTTATGATGTTTTCCAGTTCTTCCACCTGACCATATAATTCAAGGTCAGTGTCAATATACAGTGTGTACCCGGTCTTGAAATCACCAGTCACTTCAAAATCACTGTCACCACAAAGGACAAGCAACTTTTGAAGCAACACTTTCCAAGTGTACGGGATTGTGTTGAACCACTTGCTTTGAACCCTTGAACGCCTTGATTCAAGGGTATCATCAGCAGTTGGGTATATTTTCAGCATCTTTTCAAATCGGCTGATTCCATATTCATCAGCGGTTGAAATGAAGCGGTTACGCAAACACCTGTCAGTTGCCGACCACATCAGACTAAATTCAGGGTTTTCCGCTTCAAGTGCTGCAACGGGTTCTTTGTAACTCTGCATGAATGGCGGTAAGTATGAAACAAGGTCAACTTCTCTTATCATGCAGAAACACCCCCTAACTTTGGTATGCAAAATTCTGTCAAGGTCATATTGCTTGCCGTGCCGTTCAGCTTTGTCCCGGTCACATCCACCACGCCATCAACACCAAGGATGCGGTTTTCAATCTGCGATACCCTGACAATGGTTTGTGATGTTTCTGACCAGTTCTTTCTTAATTCCAAGAAATACGCATCAACTGCTTCTGCAATGGCTGCCTTGGTATTTGACCAGTTGTGACCTTCTTCAAAGGTTACCGTGGTCTTGACCTCAATACTGACAGGTGATGCACTTGCAACACTGACTACATGACCGATTGGTGCAAGTCCGTAACCTTCCCCGGCATTTTCTTCCGGGTCAAGTGTCTGCTGAACGTATTGAACAAGCGTTGAACTTGCTTCACCATAATCATCTGAATCAGTGATGACTACATGAACAGTACCGCCAACCGTCAGTTTCTTGTCCTTGGCTGCATTATATACGGCATCAAGCCACGGTTTGACTGCTGCCGGAACTGTTGAAATGATTGATTCATACCAGTTCTTGACCACTGTACTGACGATCATGTCAGCGGGTCTAATGTCACCATTCCAAACACGCTTGACCTTACATGACCCAACACCTTCAATGCCTTTGACCTTTGCCATATAATCAGCATGATTACCACCAAAGGACTGTTCATTGAAGCTGTCAAAATAACGCTGTCTGAAAACTTCTGTATCTTCTTCATCTTCACCGGGAATAAGTACACTTGTCAGGCTTGCCGTCTGCAATCCATCAATATATTCCATTGGTATCATATCCCCAAGGTACTGATTGCCAACAACACCTTCTGTTTCACACTGAACCTTGTATGTTCCCGGTGTGATCTGTTCAGTCACAATATAGTTGATTTCACCAATGTTGAAACGCTTTCCAGTAACATCAATGTTTGTTGGTGTGAACTCACCCTGTAAGATTGCCTTGGTTGCGGGTTCAGGTGAAAGTCCCCTGTCCTTTGCAAGTAAAATCAGAAATTCCCTTGCAGCAGTATCACCGTATGAATTTTTTATCAGATATTCCAACTCAATGTATAAAATCTGAAATTCAATGGCTGTTGAACTATGCAGATCGTAAACAGGGGATGACGGTCTTTTGTCAATTTTGTCAGATACCCGGTTCATCATCCTTTCAAGGATAATGTCATAAGTCTGATCTTCATACATTCTAAATCTTCACCCCCTTCTCTGCTTTAATATCACCGTAAATTGTTTTTACGGTAAAATAGGCATGAACCACACCTTTGACCGTCAGGTCAAATTCAAAGTCGGTCACGCCCGTGATTCTTTCATCAACGGCTAACGCTTCACTGATTCTGCGTTCTAATTCAGGGCAAACCCATGTAACAGGTTCACCGTACAGGTCAAGTGTTTCAATGCCGTAATACCACGGATATATGATGTACTGATACCGTTCTGTTTGCAGTGTTCTGAAAATCATCTGCTTCATGGCATCCTGTTCATCCACAAGACCCCTGACTGAATCACCGTCTAAATCCATCTTATAAGTTAGGCTTGGCTGTGTTTCAATTTCAAAATCTTGGTCAAGAAAACCAACTGTTGAAGGAATCATTTGCCTATCCTATCCACAACAATGAAGCGTTGACCTTCTTGCTGTCTTATCAGGATAACTTCATCACCAACCGCCAAGCCATTGTGAATGATGATCTTCTTTTTTCCTGTAATTTTGTGAGTATGTGCAAGGTTCTTTGACCCTGTGTTCAAGTCAATGTTGCCACCGCTGCCATTGTCACCCTTTACAGTGTGGTTGTGGGTGGAAAGACTGCTTTCAGAAGTCCAGTCAACTGTTACCATTGTGCTGAAATCCGTCACATTTCTTGAAAGAATCAACTGTTTTTCACCCAGTATCATCTTTTGTTCAACATTGATTTTCAGCGGTGAAGCACTCACAACTTCACCAAAATATACATTCACGGGTTTCCCCGCTTCAACCGCTTCAACGGCTGCCCTTTTCAGGGTATCAACAAGTTCATTTGCATCAGGCAACAAATTCACCCCCTCTAAGTGTCAAATCCATCCAATGTTCACCTTCCTTGTAGGTGTGCTTGCACTTTTCAACAAGCATCCAGTTTTTCAGTTTTATATCACCAAGGTCAAGGTTGATGACAACCATTGAACCCGCCCGCACTCTGTTGTCACCTAAAGCGTTGGTAATTTTCAGGTTACGGGTCTTTTTGTTATATAGTTTCAAAAGGGCATCTGCTTTTGCCTGACCGTTTTCACCTTTCTGCAAGGTGTCAAAATACTGTAAGATACCCCACTTGTTAATGTTGGAAGAATCCTGTGTGATGTAAACATCACGCTTTCCTGTGTCCTTGTTATCATAGGTCAGTTTGATTTTGTTATATGTGTTTTCATCAATAGATGAAGTATAGTCAAAGTTCTGCCCGGTTTCTTCATCAATCATCAGGTACGCCCCCGGAACACCCACATACATAGATGACAGGCTTTTCATGGTAAGTTTCCCAAAGTCATCATATAACACATACATTTCCCCGGTATTGGTCAGTGTCAGGTCAAGGGCATTTGCTATCATTTCAAACAGTGAAGTATTTTCTTCAACCCTTGATTCAATGACATACCCGGTATCATCCAGTGTGCCAAGGTTCAGGGCATAATCATCTGCAATCATTTTCACAAATTGGTTTGCCGTCTTTCCTTCATAGACCTTGGTATCTTTATTTTTTAAGTACCTCAACTGATCGTAGGCGGTGACAGTAATGATTTTGTCCTTAGTTCTCTGTTGCTTGAACACAAAACCAAAGAATACATTGTCACCGTCCACCTTCATCCTGACTGGACTACCTTCTGAAAAATCAAGAATGTTGTCATACAGGACTTTGAAAACCAGTTTGCCGGGGGTGTTTTTTCTTTCTGTTGACCATTCAATACCTTCCTGAACAACAGGTTGATATACTTTTGTTCCTGATTCATTCCCAACCAGTAGTTCAACGTACATTGAACAACACCCCTTTCTTATGCTGCCGGAATGGTCAAGACCTGTCCCGGATAAATCAAGTTAGGGTTGCCACCAATGACACCCTTGTTTGCGTTGTAGATCACGGTGTATTTTGCACCGCTACCGTAAAACCGTTTTGCAATGTTCCACAAACAATCACCACGCACAACCGTATAGGTCTGTGCTGCTGCCGGGGCGGGTGAATTGTTGGTTTCCCGCTTAGGCTCTGCACTTGCCTTTGGCTTGGATGCAGCAATTTTGATGTTGACTGTCTTTGTTCCATAGTCCCGGTACTGTTTCAGATTGAACTTGACTTTGAAGTCAAACCCGTTCTTGGCATCCTCTGAAATTTTGTAATCTTCCAAAGATACCTTCATGTTCGTGTTCAGCAGTTTTTTCCCCACAGGGGTCTTTCTGCACACAATGAACTGGAATGTCTTTTTGCCTGTTTTCAACCCTTCAAAAATATCAAAGAAATACTCCGCTTCTTTGAAACCATTCTTATACACCGCATAAGGATGTTTTACTTGCGGGATTTCTGCTTCAAATTCAATGTCGGTCAACCCGGCTTTTTTCAGGATGTTGATTTCACCTTCATTTATCAGGTTGACCGTTTTGTTATTGCCATTGATTTTGATACTGATTTTTTCAGGGGTGACAGGAAAAAGGCATTTGTCAAAATACATATCATATCCGCTTCTTGCCATTTATTCATGCACCCCTTCCGTCATATTGTCTACCGCTTCATTGACTGAATCTGTCAGTTTGGTCATAAAACCGTCAATGTCATCACCGCTGTTCACGGTGTTCTGCATACCTGACATATCAACATTGATTTCAGCGGTTGTGAATCTGTTAATTGCTTCTTGTTCTGCAATATCACGCAAATACTTCAAATCTTCTTCTGTAATATCCAAAGAATCCTTGATCTTGCCTGTGTTATCGTCAATGTTTCCAATGCCGTCACCCACACCTGAATTTGCTATTGCATCACTGAACCCTGATGTGTAATCACCCACATTAGGAATATCTGTCTGACCGAATACATCCGACAGACTAAAGTTTGAAACCTTATCAGCAACACCGTCACCCCATGCTGCACCCGCATTGAACGCATCTGATGCCCAACCATCCTGAAACGCGTCAAAGGTTGTGAAACCTTCATTGAACGCATCACTGATTGACTGGTAATCTTCTTTGTTCCCGGCTGCTTCACTTGCTTTGGCTGCATAGTCATCCGCTGCGGATGAAATACCTGAATAATCAAATTCAACAAACGGTAACTTATTCAGTGCTGCACAAATACCTTCAATGACTGAAAGTGCCGTGCTTAACAGGTTGTAAAACCATGACTGAACAGAACAGATTGCATTGTGAAATGCTGTCATCATATTGGATGCAAGTGCTGCAATGGCGTTTCCAATACCCAAGGCAATGTTTGCCACGGTCAGACCCAAGTTCTTGAAGAACTGAATCACCACGTTCACACCGCCAGTAATCACACCGAAGCCTGAATTTGCAATACCTGTCATCTTTGCAATCGCATTACATACGGCAAAGATAACCACGATCAACGCAAGAATCAGCATGATAATCCAAGTTAAAGGACAAGCCATCAGTGCAGCGTTAAGACCTTGCTGTGCTGCGGTTTCTGCAAATGTTGCACCTGTTGCCATCATTTGAGCAGCAGCCTTGACACCTTCCGCTATTGCCATGACACCGTTAATTGCTGCCACGATTGCAGAAATAGCAATGTATGCTGTGAGTGCTGCCACAATGCCGTATACGATAGGTGCAATGATTGACCAGTTATCACCTATGAAAGTACCGATTGACACCGCCAAATCAAACACATTCAGAAGGATATTTGCAAGGGTTGCCATTGCTTCAATAGCACCCTGAATGAAAGTCTGAAATGCTTCACTATTGGCTAAATCGTTCAGTCTTTGAAGAACAGGCTGAAATGCAATCAGTGCGGTGTTCTGCATTGACTGCCACATCTGCCCCCAAGTCATAGGCATTTCATTGAATTTGCTGTTAATGTCATCAGCAGCAGAAAAGATTGCTGCCTTGACTACATCAGCGGAAAGTTCCCCATCCGCTGCCATTTCCCTGATCTTACCGATTGGAACATCAAGATAGTCTGCAATGTTCTGAATCAGGTTAGGTGCTTGTTCAAAGATACTGTTCAATTCATCACCACGAAGGACACCTGAACCAAGTGCCTGTGATAACTGCAATTCTGCATTTGCTGCTTCTTGGGTGCTTGCCCCGGCAATCGTCATCTGTTTTTGAATCAGATCAGCAAAAGCAACAACTTCTTCTGAACTGCTGAACGCATCCTTTGCGTTGTTACCGAAACGAGCAACAACATCAGCCATCTGACTGAATGAACCCCTTGCATCCTGTGCTGCTGCATATACCATGTTGACAAGTTCAGCGGTTGTCTGAACCCCGTCATTCATCATGTTCAAACGGGATGTTGTCTGAACAAGTTCATCTGAAATGTTCAGTGCTTTCCCAACTGACTGAATACTGATATAGGCTGCAACTGCCCGTTTGATGGTATTGGTCAGTTCATTTGCCTGTTGTGTTCCGGCTGAAATTTCCTGATTGAAACGCCCCTGTTCATCCACATTGTCACGGATGTACCTTTCTGTGTTGCCAACAGTCTGTGACAAACGCAAATAGGCATCATTGGCAGCAGAAACATCCATGTTCTGCATTGCCTGATTCAGTGAATTTTGTTCCTGAATAGCCTGATTCAACTGCATACGCAACTGTTCCAGTTCTGCATTTGCATTGTCTGCCCCAACATTTACCGGGTTGTTCTCAATCTGCTGAATCCGCTGTTGAATTGCAGATAACCGCTGTTGCATGGTGTTCATATCCTGAACTGCTGCATCCGGCAGTATATCCATTCCCTGTGCGGTCTGTGAAATCCTTGCCTGTGTGGTGTTCAGTGTGTTCAACATATCGTTTGCACTCTGAACTTCTTGCTGAAATCGTTCAACACCTGTTCCAGTGAACACATCCACCCCGTCAGTGTTCCATGTGACCGGGATTTCTACGGGTTCAGGGTCAGGCGGTGCGTTTGGCTGAATTTCAGGTCTGATTGGTTCAGGATTTTCAACCAAAGGGTGAGGAAGTACCGGGTCAACAGGTACAGAAATCGGTTCTTGATTTCCACCATCCACAACAGGCGGTGCAATATCAGGTGCGGTCTGTCGGCTTGCTGCCTGATTCATTGCTTCAATGGCAGCGGTTGCCTGATTGATTTCATCCCTTGCCCCTTCAAGACTGCTTGTATCAATATCAGCGTTCATGGATTGTGATAAATCATACATTGCAGATACGGCAAGATTCACTGAACTGATGATGTTGTTCAACACTCCGCTGAATTGATCGTTAAGTTCAATGCTTGTTTGAATAGATGACACCTGTTTCACCGTCCTTTCTTAGTGTTTTTTCTTTGCCCTTGCTTCTGCCTTTTTCTTTTCCTTCTTGTCATGCTCTGCTTTCAATTTGATCGAAGCGATCACAAAGGCTTTTTCCTGTTCGTCCATAGCCAAGAACACTGATGGAAGAATGTGAAGTTTCAGAAGAGCATAGTAAGCAAAATTTGCTTCACCATCCCCTTCTTCAATTAGTTTTTTGCTTCATCAATCTTGTCATCAAGTGACTTGGTAAATCCCTGAAACTTCTGCATCCATAACTGGAAGTCCTGCATTTCCCCGGCATCATCGACCATTGCATAGACCAAATCTTCCGGGGTCATTACACCGTAACTGTCCTGTAACTCTTTATCGTAAAGGTCAGGAAATACCGTTGACTTCACGATCATTGCCATAAGGTACTTTGAAGTAATCAGTTTCGGTCTGAATAAGTTCGGCTTGCCGTTCACCTGAACTTCAATAGTGTTTGCATCACGAAGTTCTTCATTTTCCTTGGAAGTAATATGTCTGAACTCCCATCTGACAGGTGTTCCGTCTGAACCAAGAAGTGAAGCAGTAGGTGCAAACTTTTCATTTTCCTTTACCTGTTTATTCGCTTTCATAAATGAACTAAATCTTGACATTTTGTTGTTCTCCCTTCTGTTTATCAATGAATAGAAAAAACCCCTTATATGACCTTATATAAAAGCCACACAAGGGGTTCTGTTACTTAGTTAGTAAGAAAACCCGTGAGGTTTGCAAAAGATTCAGGCATTGAGAAGTCCTCAAATGTTCCTTCAATCTCTTCATCAAGGTATTCCCCGTCAGCATCAAATTTTGCTAACACACCGCCGTCAGTGTTGCAGTCATAGAAAATGATCGTCTGTCTGCCCGCATCACTGGTTGGGTCATCATTGGTGATCTGCATTTCAAAATACACATCCTCACCAGTGTTCTTATAGTCAAGTAACGCCTGACGAAGAACTGACTGGTTATAGTGTGCAGTGCCGGAAAAAGTACCTTCCATACCACATGACTTATGACCCGCCATGATTGCACCAAGGCGGGGAACAGTGGTCTTGGTTTTCTCAACCTTTGCTTCCATATCAATCATCTGCATAAAGTTGTATCTTCTACTTCCGATTGTGATAAAACATTCAGCAAGTTTTGCTGCAATAGTGTCCCTTGCTTTCATTGTTACATTCGGCATTTTATTTCACCCCTTTCTTACGCAACCGTAACCGTTTCATAGAGTTTACCCATAGCGTTCACAACGGTGATTGCTGATGTAATCACAACCGCTTTTTTGGAATCGCCCTGTGCAACCGTAACATCAGAATCAGTGAACCCTTCAATAGCACCAAGTTCCTGTAACTGTGTACGGATTTTTACCAAGTCAGACCAAAGCGAAGTTCTGCCTGATGCATTGTTTGGAACAACACCAAGATACTTAGTGTTGAAAAGAACTGCATCATCATTTCCCAACTGGTCAATAACTCTGATCGTCTGATTGTCCTTGAATACATCCCCGCAAGTGTCCGAAGTGGTCACCATAGAGTTAATATCTTCAAGCACACGGACAACGCCGTTGACCTTATGGAAAGTGAACTCACCCGCCTTGATTGCTGCTTTCAACTCATTCTGTGTGTAATTGGTATCAACGGTGAAACCGCCGTCATATTTCTTGTTCTGACAAGACTTATTGACTGCACAACCGCTTTCTGCACCAGTTACCCAGTACACAAGTGCTGCTTCTGACCATCCGGCATCTGTTACCTTGTTCTTCACACTGATAACGCCCATATAATCAGCAGACAGGTTATAAACAACCAACTGGAACTTGATACCAAGTTCATCACGCAAACGCTTGTTGAAAGCCACATATAACTTCTTGGTAATATCATCAGTAACCACAACGCCCATAGTGTTGTAGGTGTATGATTCGATTTTATCCAAGTAAGCCTGATGTGCTGTGCCGTCAACCGTGCCGTTTGTACCACCAGTTAAAGGTGTTCCGGCAGTAACAGCAAGATCAGCAGCTTTGAATGTTACATAATCGTTTGCCACAAGATCAGCAGCCTTGGCAACTGTCTGTGTGTCAACCTTAACCGTACCGAAGTAGGTTGTAACATCATACTTGCTTGCATCATCTGCATTTTTCTGAATCACGATCTTCAAATCGTTACCACGAACACCACAATACTTTGCAGTTGCGTATGTGTTCGCTGCCTTATCACCACCGCCGTTCAGACGGTATGCGTATAAGGTCTTTGCACCCATGAACAGATCATTAAGACCAAGCATCTTAGGACTGTCAAAGGCATAACCAAAAAGTTTCAGGCTGTTCTTCTGAAAATCTTCATTGGTCACTTCAAAAACTTCCCCTTCAACACCCCAGTCAAGTTCAAGGGGCATTGTTGCAATACCTCTATCAGACAGTGCAGCGGATGCAGATGCAGCCGATACAAAGTTGATATAAGCACCGGGCAGTTCTTTGTTCTGTGAGGTAAATGTACCACCACCTAAAGCCATACTATTTCACCTGTCCTTTCATGTATTTTTCAACTAAATTGTCAACAGTTTTCATGGTGTAACTTTTATCTTCATCAAGAAGGGCATCCACCAAGTCCCTTCTATTTGCAAAACGGGCAGATGCAAGAATCTGTTCCTTGCTGAACATTGGTTCAGTCTGTTCAGACCTTGCAGCAGTTCCCGTTGCTGTCTTTTTTGCTGCCATAATCAACCACCTTCCTTCACATCCGTGCTTGCCGTCATAGTTTCCATTGGTGTCTGATCTTCCGTCTTGACCGTGAAAAAGTCATAATTGACAAAAAAATTCAGAACACCGTCAACCACCTGATGATTCATTTTTGAACCCCTGATTGGCTTGGTATCACCGTCTGTTGTGATATACTCCAAACAGTCATACATTCTTTCAGCCACATCAGCACATTCCCGCTGCTTCTTTGCAGACTGTGGGAAATACTGGATGCAGAACTGATTGGTACGTTCATACCGTTTGCCAAGGAAAAGGTTGTTGTTTGGGTTCAAGCAAGCAATAAAAAAACAAGGCTCTTTCAAACCTTGCTTAATTTCTTCATTGTGGATTTCATAATCATCCCCAAATTCTTTGTTCAGGGAACAACTGATTGCTTCAACTATTGAATTTATCATTTACCAAGTCCCCCTAAATATTTCTTGATTTTGTTTTCAAGCACCTTTGGGGCAATTCTCTGTAATTCCTGTTCAGATATGGTCATCATAAACTGACCCTTGACCCATCCTGAATGATTGGCTGTCCTGTGTCCGTACTCAACATAGGATGCGTATTCAACCGGGTTCACAATTTCAATGACATAGGTGTCACCAAAATGGTTCACCGTCAGGCTGTCAGCATAACCCTTTGCTGATGATCTCTTTGAACCAGTCCAACCACGCCTTAATGTACCGCCCTTTTTTCCTGAACTTGCCGGGTACTGTCCGACAGGTGTTCTTTTTACCACCATGCGAAGCAACCGGGCAGCAAGTTCTTTTGCACACGATTCCACAAAGTCATCAGGATTTTGCAACTTCTGCAACTGCTGCTGAAAGTCTTTCATACCTTCTTGGCAGTCAGACATTCCCATTCTACCCATTTACGCATATTCCTTGAACAGTTCAAGTGTGATTTCCTGATGCGTTGGATATGTGGAAGGGACACCGCTGCGGGTGTAGTCCGTGGTCACATTGTCCTGTGTTACTGTCAGTTTTGACCCCGCTTTGATGGTTACATCCGGGGAAACAAACAACTTTGTGCTTTGCGTGATCGTTGCTGCTGATTCTGACTGAATTGCTGTTTGCAGTTTTTCAAAAGATAATCTGCACGGTTGGTCTTGTAAGACTACAACCTCTGATTCTTCCATAAGTTTTGACTTCTCATTTCTCACCTTTT